CGAGAGAAAGATGGCCTACCAATCTCGTCTTTGTATGGTAGTGGTCTGGTAGTTAACGTGGCAAGGTTTGGATCTGCTTTTTCTGGGAAGTAAGAACTTAAGTCCATTATAAGGTCATGTGTGTCACCAGATGAAACACCTGCAGCCCGTGCTGGGTCCATTATTTTTGTTTGTATGTAATCTTCGTAGTTAGGGTCTTTAAAGTGAGGCAGATCTCTTGCGACCTCAAGCAGAGCATCATCAGAAAAACCCTCCAAGACTTTTAACTTATTAGCAGCCGCTTCTTGCATAGAAGGATAGGCAAGATTGCCTAAGTAATCCTTTTTCAGATCAGCTAAACCCTCTTCTGGGGTAAGGCTTACTTCGTCAGCCCAAACTGAACCTGCCCACAAATCTTCCGATGATACATCTCTTGGATCACCTAGTGTGCTACCTGTAGGGGTCTGATTGGGAGAAGGTACATGGCCTAAAACCTTCTTACCTTTATTAAAAAACTCTCTAGCACCCTTCTTAATAGCAGCTGCAGCAGCATCCCCTAGACCAGGAACAAGACCTATAATAGTAGCACCTCCTAAGGCACCTGCTAGATAGTAGTTTGGCTCTTCCTTTTGCAGCTCATCATAGACATCCTTAGCAGCCATAGCGTCACCCACAACAGGTGTCATTTCTGCTACAAAAGTGGCTGCATCTCTGAAAGTAATGTCATCTAAAGGTCTAGTATCTTTAACCAACTTGTCTGTATAAGCAGACCACTCACTAGGAGTACCACCTGCTATCACTTCTTCTGTCTGATCGTAGACATCCCATGAGTCTTTAGGGTCCATTATGGTTTCTCCGATCTAGCGCCGTTTACTCTATCCCTTAGCTTCTGAAGTCTGTGTAACATGGATGCTGCACCCTGTGCTCTATACACCTCATGAAGGTCTTTACTTTGCTCTAACTTCCTGTGGGTATCTTCTAGTTCAACTTCTAGCATTTCACAGAAGCTATCCCACAGGGGTTTATCGTTAACTAATTTCTTTAATTGGCTCATTGCTGTACATTACCACTAAAACCAGGAGTACCAGGAGCAGCGGCACCACCAATGCCAATCTGACCACCACCACCTCCGCTCATGTCAGCGGTACCCTGTGGCCCCATCCCTTCTGGACCTGCCACACCTTGCTCAGGAGCAGTAGCCATAGGCTGAGCCTCCTGTTTGAAGCCCTTAAGGATCTCTGCTTGGATAGCGGCATCAGCAATGCTGTTAGTAACCTTATCTGGGTCAAGATCCATGCTAACGGCAATCTCACGTACAATGTAATCCATCTTAGCAAAGGGAGCCAGTGTTGGGTTTTGTACAACTTGAAGGAACTGCATAAGACGCTGGGAACGTACTTCATTAGCCATCAAGGATTCTGTACCAGAGGCTTTGACTTCCAAGTCACCCTTAATCTCAGGATCATAGTCAAACTGCATGTTGAAGTTAAAGAAAGCCTTACCAAGAGGGCCAATCAAGTAATCGTCCACGTTCTTGATGACTGTACGGATAGAACCGTTAGCTGCACCCATAAGCATAGAGATACCAGAAGCTGTACGACCAACACCAGATACACCTGTCTGACCATGTGCAAATGACGGGAAGCCTGTAGACTCATCTGCTAGTACACGAGCTTTATCAAACAATTGCATGTTCTGTGCTGCTACGTTAGGAAATTGTGTACCAAAGATAGCCTGACCTGGAGCACCGCCCTGACGACGGAATACTTTTCCTGGGTATACTGTGAGGTCTTGGCCTGGGACAAGGTTAGTCTCATCAACCTCAATCAACAGGTTACCAGAAAGTACAGCATTGTCAACAGCCATACGCATGAAGCCATTCATGAGTGTTTGAGTGTCATCCATGTTCTCAGCAATACCAATGCCAAAGAATGAGTATGGGTTGATCTCGTAAGGTACAGCATAGTAAGGAATAACCATAGGCTTGAATGGATTCATAACCAAACGGATTACTTTGCCATTACATACCCAGATGTTAACCTGAAGTTGATCAGCATTCTTAAGGTCTGTTGGGATCTTGATGTCATGGTCTTTCAGTACTTCACTATCTACATAACCCCAGAACTCTAGGATCTCATAGCGCTCAGACTTGCTATTATTCTCAGACTCTTCCATCTCCTGTTCCCACCACTTCTTAAGGTAGGACTCACCAAGATCCATAGCTGCATCAATAGCAGTACCACGGAAGAAGGGGCGGTTCTTTAGAGCACGAAGTTGGGAACGAGACATCTTGTGACGCTCAATGACATACTCTGCTTCATCCATGTTAGATGCATCTGGATCAGGGTAGAAGTTCCACACAGAGACATGGCTTGTGGATGGTACTGTCTTGATGATGGGATCATAGTCACCCTCATCCGTCCATCTAGCATACTCTTTGTTGATAGCGAATGGACCCTTCATGACACCTGTACCAAACAGAGCGCACTCAAAGCTAGTCAATCTGAGCTGCTTGTTAGCGCCAGACTCTTCCAGTTGATCATAGATCTTCTTCTGCATCTTCTTAGCTGCAACCTGAGCAGGATGAACTGTTACACTAGTAGGCAGCGTTCCTGGGCCGTCAATGATCTTTTCTTGCACAGGTGCTAGACGTTTGGCAAAGGCAGCACCAACACGTTCACGAAGTGTTTGGGTAGTCTCACCTGGGAGCAGCTTGTTCTCACCAGACAAGAGGGGACCAAACGTATCACGCATAGTAGCCGTGCCTGGCTCAGAAGCTGGGTCCATATCAAAGTGTACAGACTCTGCTACGCCATCAGGGAGTGTTGTTGGATCAACTGTAATTGGGAACTTACTATTACCAAACAGTACGTCTACAATCTGACCATAAGCTGCCAAGGTCTTTGTCTTGGTGACCTTTACAAATACACGGGAGCGTTCTGAGTCAGTGAAACGTACATTAGGGCCATACTGACCACGATAGTTTCTGTAAGACTGCATCCAACGAGTTTCATCCGAAGTACGAGCATCTTCAGCTTTCTTGTACTTTGCTTCAATGAAACTAATAATAGAACCAGCTTTAGGGTCTGTGGTATCACCCTCTTTAATATCTTCGAGAGCAGACGAGTTAGTAGATTCAATATTCTCTTCGTAAGTAGGATCAAAATCTAGAGGGTCCATAAGTTAGTCCTTGTTAGTAGCCCATAGTGGGGTCAGCAGACTGAAAGCCAGATCGCTGTGTGTTTGGATTGTAGTCCCACAAACTACTGCGGGGTCTTGTCATGATACCGTATCTCAGTGCGTCATAAAGGTGATCCTCAGACTTAGTATCAACATCCTCAGGATTGTTCTTATCTAGTGGGATGCTAGGAATCTGCGCAATAGTATTAGTACAGGATGAAAAGAAAACTAGTTCAGGCTCTTTGGTAAACTCATCTACCTTTAACCTTCTGTGTATCTCGTTCTTACCAGCAATACGAGAACCCTTAGATCTATCAGAGGGCCTCCATCTACACCCTTTGTGGATCATCTGTTCAGCAAGGGAAGGTCCAGTATCACCTCTTTTATGCCAGAGAGAGGAGTCAAGCACACCATAACGGATACTACCATCTTCAGACTCTAGTTGCAAGATGATATCTGCTAGATCTGTAGCCGTTACTTTACTGCAGTATAACTCACGATAAACTATGAGTTGCTCAGATGGAGATACAGCAAACCATAGAACACCCGTATAACTACCGTAGCCATAGTCTGCTGCTCTAAATCGTGCCCATCCCTTAGGTATATCAAAAGGCTCTACCACATGTATGCTACGGTTAAACTCAGGGAACGCTGCACCCTCGTTAATATCCCAATTACCTTCAAGCAACTGCTTTCGTTGGTGCTCAGGAAGAGACAATAGCATGGCTTCGTAGTCACCACTATCACTCAAGTACGGATTATCAAACAAACTAGCAGGGATAAATCTACGTTTAAATAGGGGTATACCCTCTTTGCTGTGACCTTTGGGGTAAGCTAGTGTCTCACCAGTCTCAATATCAGTAGCCCAGAATGACTTTCCTGGTGTAGCAGGGTCAATGAACATCTTCTTAACCCAAGCGTGTCCAGGACCACCAGGGTTTGTAGTAGCTCTCATATACTTACCTAGTGTAGGTGAAGCTGTACGCAAACGAGATCGCATATAGTTCCAAGCTGTAGGAGTAGCCCACTGTGTAAGTTCGTCAAAAGCAATATAGTTAAATGCTTGGCCTTGATAGCGCATAAGGTCAGAATCTCTGTCTAGATAAGACATCCAGATCTTGCCACCTCGTGGGGTAGTCCACTGGGACTTACGCTCTGACCACTTAATACCAGGAATAGCTTTAGGATATAGTTCTTGGCTTTTCTGGATAAGCTCACGTAGTTCTTCTGTAGTATGTCGTACTAGTAGGCCAGAGAAGTCAGACTGACCAAGATCACGTAGAGGGTCTGCTAGAGTAGCATAAGACTTACCACCACCCGCTGCACCACCATACAAGACCTCACGCTCACTAGAAGACAGATACATAGTCTGTGGACCAGGGTTAGCAGCAAAGACAATGTTCTGTGCTTGCTCTACATCATACTCTGGAGGTAAGACTTGAGCTGGTACTTTCTTAGGTTCAACCTTCTTCGGTTCTTCCTTTAGTGATGGTGAAGGCACCGACTCTTTCTTTTTCGAGCTGTTCGTATTGCGCAATCGTTTCTTCGAGCCACTTGGCAAGCTTGCGTTTAATTGCAATAATTGACCTACGTTTTCTTTCGACATCTATGCGCTTCTTTAGTCCCATGTGTGATATTGGTCTACCCGACTGAGTAGTTAACCAAGCTGCAACTTCTCTTAAACTATACTGCTTAACGTGCTTCTTAGCTTGTTCTAAAAGCTCTAACTCTTTGGGAACAGGGTTTAGCCATCTATCATCTTCTGGATCAACTACATACCCAAAAGGGATGTACCTGATGTTTAATCGTGGGATTCTTTCCCATCTCTTATTCTGAAAGTCAGGCTTGGGCAACATCCAGTAGCCCAAGTCTATCCGTCCATTATTAGCCTTCGTCATCCGCAGATCTATCCTTTGGTGGTAGGATAAATAGACCGCCAGCAGCTTCAACCTGAATACGTTCAGTCTTAACTACACCAGCACGATCCAGTACCTGTCCAGCAGCAGCCATACGTTCCTTTGCACCCAGTTGGGTAGGGTCTACAAGGATATTACCAAAGGCAGCAGCAGCACGAGGGCCAAGCTGTACAATGTACTTCCTTGTAGCATCAAAGATCTCTTCTTCTAGAGCGATTACAATACCACGAGTTGGTGTAGCATCACTATAGCCAGCTAACTGCTTAGCTAGAACAAAGTCACCCTGAGCCTCATCAAAGAGTACCTCAAGAAACTTCTGTTGTTTATCTGTTAAAGTTTTTGTCATAGGCTACCCTCTTGATATCGTTTCTATGGATTCCAATATCAGCTAGTTCTCTTTCATCCATACGAAGCAATTCTCTATATGCTTGAGAACAGCGCATCTGAAGGATAATACGATCTGCTTGTGTTTGCTTAGCTTTGATGATTGCAGCCAAGATACGTTTGAATAGGTTAGTCATGTGAAGGTACTCCTGTGTTAATCACAAACACAGTTATACGTTATAACACCTTACATGAGTAATGTTAATATTGCAACCCTGTTATTACCCTACAGGGATAAATGTCTCTACTACTGTACATAAAGCATCAATGTTAGGATGAGCATTACCTGAAGCTGTGATGTACATGATGTCACCTGGTTCAAAGACAATGTATGCATTGCCATCCCACTGGTAAGTAGCACCAGAAGCAAAGTTCTTACCTTGGATGATCTGGAATGTTTGATTGTAACGAGTTCTATACCAAGTTACAGCAATGTCGGTAACACCATCTGCGTTAGCAATATACAAGAGATTCATACTAGCTGAAGCATTAGCTGGGCAAGTATACAAAGCGTACTGCTGGTTTTCTACCTCACAGGACACGTTGTATGTAATAGCCCTATGAGGTTTAGTTGGTGCTACCATAACCATTGTGCTTAACGCCCTGTCTGTCTATCTTTTGCAGCGTTATAAGCTACGATACCACCAGCATTCTTCTTGCGCCACTGCATATATGTTGGGAAGGAGCTTGGTGTAGGCGAAGTAAAGTTACGATCTGTAGCAGCAGGACGTGTAGCACGAGCAGGAGCTGTACGACCCTTAGGTGCAGCATCAGAAGTAGCACGTGGAGCATTGCTAGAACCAGAAGAGAGGTTGTTAACTGCTGTCATACCAATATGCTGTGGACGAGCGGTAGGACGTGGGGATGACTTTGGTGCAGCTGTAGGCCGAGCCTGTGGACGAGTTGTGCTAGAAGTAGGTGTCTTTACTTCCATTTTAGGCTTAGATTCTTCTGCCCTAGGCTTGGCGTTTGCATCTGCCCAACGACGATCTACTGTTGTTGCATCAGATACACGTGGAGCACTATCAGGACGACCCTTCATAGGTGGGGCCTTCTTAGTTGGACGGGCAGTAGGACGTGGGGATGACGTAGGAGCAGAACTCTTGTCACTTGCCATGTTAGTGCTGTACGACTTACCTTCAAAAGTAAATGTCTTACCTGGGCCTTTTTCTTTACGGGCGGCTGCGAAAGCCTTACCGAACTTAGATGTTGCCATTGTTTAATGCTCTCTTTGTTACTTTGATTTCTTTGAGGCTTCTATGGCCCTACCCTGTTTCAGTGCTTCAGCCTTAGTAGGGTACACCTTACCAGTAGTACCCCACTTAAACCCACCCTTTACTTTACGTACAGGCATGTCACCCCAGATCAGCTGAGATAAAGTAACAGACTTTATTCAACTCTTTTTCATAGTTCTTAAAGATCATATTACTTACCCTTATGTGTTTAGATTACCGACGACGCATACCTGGACGAACTGGTTTGCCTCCAGCACCACGAGGCTTAGGGCCGCCCGATGCTGCTGCTGCTGC